TTTTCCCAGTCACGATCGGGCTGGTCAAACAGACGCGAATGCTAACCTTATTAATGGTTTCGCTCATCGTATCTCTTCTACTGTAGCAACATCAGGTAGTGAGAACAGCTTTGCATTAAGCCAGTTAATCAGCTTACGTTTAGCATTCGATAAAGCTAATGTTCCCGGTGAAGGTCGAGTATTCATCTGTGACCCAGTAGTAGAAGCAACGCTTAACGGCTTAGTCACTATCACTCACGATGTTACTCCATTCGGTCAGAAGATTTTAGAGCAGGGTATGGCTCGTGGTCAACGATTCGTTATGAATCTTTACGGCTTCGATATCATCCAGTCTAATCGTCTACCTACTGGTACATTCTCAGATGGCACTACCTCAGTATCTAGCGCAGTAGCTAACATTGCTATGTGTGTACTAGATGACCAAACTAAGCCAGTAATGGCAGCTTGGAGACGTATGCCTAAGTCAGAGGGTGAACGTAATAAAGACCGAGCTCGTGATGAGTTTGTAGTCCGCGCTAAGTGGGGTTTTGGTATGCAACGTTTAGATACGTTAGGCGTAATCATCACTTCTGCTGTTAACGTATAAGGAATAGATAATGAGTTTTGAAAATAACAATGGCTTAAACGTTAACAACCATTATGGTGCTCGTCCTACGGGCGGCACTGAGGGTGTTACACGTACAGATGGTGTTCTTAATGAGCACTTCCATGACTTAGATGGTGCTGACACTTTAGACTTAGGTTTTCAAGTGGTAGATGGTTCAGCCTATGTTACTGAGGCTGATGTCTCTCTAGCAGGTGGTACTATCACAGCTATCACGATTGGTGGTGTTGATGTCACCGCAGCTACTCCAGAAGCCCCAGTCCAAATCCCTAATGCCAACACTGGTGTTATTGTATTGACTGGTGGTAATGGCACTGGTAAATACATGATTGGCTATAAGAAGTATCCTCTTTAGTAGAGAGCTTCTTTAGTAGTTTTAAGGAGCTGGCTGGCAACGGCTTAGCTCCTTTTTTATTATCTAGAGGAAAGTGATGACAATTCAACACAAAGATATTCCTAATGATGGCTTACATGAACCTAAGGGTGCATCAACCGCTTCACTAGGACAAGCGTACTTATCCGACGGGGCTGGCAGTGGCATCTGGAGTGATATAACAGAGCCAGCATTTGACCCAAAGACTATGGTTATCGAGCGTATACTGGACGGAGTCAGTTTAGCTACCTCACAAGAGCCATCTGGGGTAGATGCCCCGTTACAAATAGAGTTTGGTGTTGGTGTTAACTCGGTGACAGACCCCGTAATGCTTTCAACAGCAGGGGCATTAACAATAAACACAGCAGGTACATACCGAATAAAGATATCGCTGGCGTATGGTCGTACTGGTGGAGCTGGTGTTAGTGAGATGTATTTTAGAGCCCTAATTAACGGCACTCAGGCTGGACAAAGTGTACACGCAAAGGTTGGCAATTCGGATGTGTATATTCCTTATTCGGACGAGGCTTGGTTAACACTCCCTGCTGGGGTGGTTATAACTTATGAGTTATTAAGAGATAGCGTGGGTAATAACTCAGGCGGTATATACAGTGGAAACCCTACACTTGCAGGTTGGAATGATAACCCATGTGCGGCTATCCGAGTGGAAAGGTGGACAGCGTAATGATGCACTAAGGAATTATATATGAAGATGAACCTACTTGATATTACTCAAGACATATTAAACGATATGGATGGTGATGAGATTAATAGTATTGATGATACGTTTGAGTCTGCTCAGATAGCCCAGATAATCAAGTCAACCTATTACGCCATGATATCTAATCGTAACTGGCCTCACACAAGACAATCAATACAGATTAACCCATCAGGTGATTCAGCCTTACCTACGCATATGGTTATACAAGAAGAGATTAAAGAGCTCTCCTTCATTAACTATAACAAGGTTAAGGTTGGGGAGACACGTAGGTTATACAAGCCTATTAAGTGGTTAGAGCCTGATGACTTCTTACGCGTGGTAAACCGTAGGGATAATGACGCTAGTAATATAGATGTTATTACAGACCCTACAGGCGTAGAGTTATTAATTAAGAGCGATTTAGCTCCTACATACTACACATCATTTGATGACACTAATTTAGTATTTGACTCTTATGATAGCGAAGTTGATACAACACTACAGCAGTCTAAGATACAAGCACAAGCGTACGTAATACCCGCATGGAGTCCAGTAGATGACTTCATACCAGACTTACCAGCAGAAGCTTTCACAGCTCTCCTAGAGGAATCTAAGAGTAGAGCTATGCTTAAGTTAAAGCAAGTGAGTGATGTTAAGGCAGAGCAAGAAGCTAGTAGACAACAACGATGGCTATCACGTAAAGCGTGGAGAGCTCATGGTGGTATCAGGTATGCTAACTACGGGCGTAGGACTAATAAATATAAAGACGTAACATTTAGAGATGGAGATAGATAATGGAATATGAAGGCTATAAGATTGAGTCTGACGGCTCTTATGGTAATAAGATTATTAAGAAGGTAGGTAAGGGCAGCGTCCATAGGAGTTTAAGGGGCAGCTTTACAACCACTGTCTTCGCTATTAGGCAAATAGACGCTCACTTAGAAGGTATTAAGAATGACAAGGTTAAAACAAGTTGAAGAATTTAATACCTTCGTAGGGGGTATTATAACAGAAGCAAGCCCTCTAACATTTCCACCTAACACTGCTATAGATATTAACAACTACTCCTTAAACAAAACTGGCTCTATTACACGTAGGTTAGGTATTGACTTTGAAGACGGTCATGTTAGTATAGATAGTGGTGTCTCTACAGGAGCCTCTGGAGAGGTTGCTATTAACTCCTTTAGTTGGGATAATGCAGGTGGAGACCCTTCGCTACGTATAGTAGTGGTACAAGTAGGTAAAGTTTTAAAGTTCTTTAACACTAGCGGTTCAAGCTTATCTGGGGGTTTGATATACACTATTAGTGTTAGTTCCTCGGACAATACTATTAGAGCCTCTGCATCAGTAGTTGATGGACTATTAATAGTTGCAGTTGGCGATTCTCTTATATACAGCTTTGACTACGACAGTACCTTAGGTGTAACATACACTACATTTAAGTTAAAGATTAGAGATATATTCGGTGTAGAAGATACAGTAGATGGAGTGGACTTAAGAGCTCCTGAGAACATTAACACTCGACCTCCTTTTGTTAGTGGGCCTGATGTTGATAACATAACCCAAGAACATTTATATAACTTACGTAACTCTACGTGGGGGCCGGGACGTTTGCTAGGGGATTCAACGAACGCTGACAAGAGTATTATCTGGGACCCAATCTCTATTTTTAGAGGGCACACTGGCGCTTTTTACCCGTCTAACGCGGATTCAGTTACACCAGCCTTATTCGCTGATGTTGATGTCGCTGAGGATAGATTCAGTGAGAGGTTCTTTCCAGCTTATGTAGAAGACTCCCCTATAGGTAATTTTGAAAGCCCTAAGGGGTATTTCATAATAGATTTACTAGACCGTGGAGAGAGTAGGTTAGCTCAAGTAGCTAAATTAGAAGAAGATTTATACACTGGAATAATAGAACCAATCCCAACTACAACCTTAATACAAGACAAGACTCTTGGAGGCGCGTCACAAGTTAGTGAGTTCTCTGGTAGGATGTGGTACTCGGGGTTCTCTGGTGAGGTGGTAGGTGGGGATAGGTATTCGCCTAAACTATCTTCTTATATACTATATAGTAAACTTGTAACATCACCTACAGATTTAGGAGTGTGTCATCAAGTTAGTGACCCCACTTCAAAAGAAGCTCCAGACTTAGTAGACACCGACGGAGGTTTTATACGCCTTGACGGTGCCTACGGCATTAAGCGTCTTATTAACATAGGCTCTGCCTTAGTTATAGTAGCAGAGAATGGGGTATGGGCTGTGCTGGGTGGTAGTGATTTTGGATTTACTGCACTAGATAATAAAGTTATTAAAGTGACTGAGCCTGATCGTGACTGGGAAAC